TATAACATCAGTTACTGTCCAACTATCCCACCATGTTTTTAAACTATCTAACATCTTAGGAACATTATCTTTAAGCCAAATAAACGGATATTTAATAGCAGCTATTAATTGATCCACCATTTGATTGGCTATATCTTCAAAGGAAAATGAATCTAAAAATGCTGCTGCATTATTAAATCCTAATTTTTTTAATACCCAAGATGTTATATCTTTTATTAGATCTCCAAATCCACCAATAAACTTACCAAAAAACCCTTTCATAGCGCCAGAAATAGCACCTTCTAATCCGCCGTTTTTATAACCTTCAATAGCGCCTTCTATAGTATCCCAGACACCTTCAATGATCATTAATATCTCACCAAGTATTGGCAATCCTTTAAATGCTAATTTAAATCCTTTAGCAAAAGCACCAAATGATTTAGAAACTAATCCTGCAGTTTCACCAAAAAATCCAGTAGCTTTGAATAAATCGCCAATTACTTGTAATACTACTTTAAATGGTTTTATTATTTCTCCAATGAAAGAAGTTATCTTAGAAAATGTATTAGCAAGATATTTACCAACGTTAACTATGGGTTTTAAAAATTCACTAACTGTTTCACTAATAGTTTCAAATACTTTACCTATTCTACCAGCTAGACCTGATCCGGAAAATAAAGACTTAATTCCTCTTAAGGCCTTCCCCATCAATTCACCTACAAATTTACCAAATTCAATCCATTTGCTAACATAGCCAGTTAGTATGCCAGCAATAGCACCTAAAGAAAATCCAATCGAATAAACCCATTTCAACCATTTGGTGTTTAAACCAGAATCAGGAGCTCCTTCTTTTTCACCTGCTCCTACATTAGGACCACCAACTTTTCTATTAGCTTCTCTTGCGGCTTCAATTTGATCTCTTCTTTGTCCAGTAATAGCAGCTAAAATATCTGTTAGTATTTCACCATTGTCTTTAGTAACATTTAAAATGCTTTCCAATGTATCCGATCCACCACCTTCAGATTTACCATTTTTTTTAGTTTTTGCTCCACCACCACCACCGCCAATCAATCCCATTACTCCGCCTACTCCGGCAGCATCTAATGTAGCAGCAGCAACACCACGCAAATTCGGAATAGCTCCTACAGAAGCATTTTTAATACTTTTAGTTACAGCTCCAGCAATATTTCCTAAAGTACTATCTTTAGAACCATCAGAAATTTTCTTCATCACTTTACTTAATGAAGATTTCTTTTCTTTTTTAACATTAGATTCTTCTACATCTTCTTTAGCTGAAGATTCTTGTTTTTTAGCTGTAGTTGCTTGTTCTTCTTTTGCGGTTTTTTTCTCTGCATCTCTTTGTGATTTAAGTTCTTTTCTTCTCTCAGCAGCTGCAGCTTTTTTTTCAGCAGCTAATTTGGCTTCTTCAGCCAAAGCTTCTTCATACGCTTTTTTGAGCGCTGGATTATTAGCAACTTGTTCAGGTGTGAAATCACTGGTTGAAGTCTGCCTAGGCTGTTTGGGTGTTTTAGCCATTCTTTCTTTGCTCTTCTACTTCTTTTAGATGCTTCATTAATAGTTCAACAAAAAGATCTCTTTCATAAGGATAGAAATTATTCCAATCGTCCATACTATATTTATGGTGTTGCATCATGGAGAACATAGTATTATAATAGACCGCAATATTAGAATATCCGGTCATTACATAAAAAAACTATTGAGACCTTTCAAAACAACTTCACTTGTTTTACCATTTTTGTTTTTTAATTTAACAGTATGCTCTAATGTTGGCATGGTATCAAAAAATTCTTTAATTTTATTCATGCTATCCATGGGCAAACTGTTAATGAATTCTTGTAATTCTGTTTCAGAAAAATCTGTGTATACAGTTTCATTATCATAAATTTTATCTACACATTTAAATAACATATCTAATATGCCATTTTCTTGATTATCAGATTCTTCAATAACTCTAATTTCATCAAGAGTAGGATAACGCATAGACAGTCCTACATCTTCATTAATAGTAAATTTATTTTTATGATCTGGATTTCTTTTAATTTCGATATCATCAAGATTTACTTTAAATTTGATAACTTCTTCTGTATCGGGATCTTTGTATTCTAGATCTACAACTTCTCCAATAGATTTAGAACGCAGTTTAACAAACAAATATTCAATATCAAATGTGGCCAATTTATCTACATCTATTGCTTCGATAATACAATTTTGAATGATTTGTTTTACTGCGGCAATAACGTCTTCTGTTTTTTCAGAAGATTTTGCCATAAGAAGAATTTTTTCTTCTTGTACAGTAAATGGTTTAATGTTAATACTTTGTTGAGTAGAAGGAATTGTAACAGAGTATGTTGGGTGTTTAATTTTTGGTAATGCCATAATAAAATATCCTTATGTTAAAAATTATATCGCGTTTTCAAAACTGATTACGATTGATTGGAGTTGTTGTTTGCACTCTTTCTTGAATTTGATTTAATTCTTTATCAATAAAATTGCTTGTAGATTTTAAAGAATTTGCTCTTGTTATTGAATTTCTATTAACAATTCCAGCATCAAGAGATGTTGCTGTCCATGCAGTATAAGTAAATACTACTGGTATTTTTAAAAGTTGATCTTGCATGTTCCAATCTACTTGTACATCGCCTATTGCAATCGGATATGCTTCTAATAATTTGTATACTATTATCTTATTTTCTTTTTCAGTTTCATCTAAAACAGTTATCTGTACAGTACCATAATATTCAGTAGGATACTGAAATGAATTCATAGGCAAACCTTTAACTGATCCATTTGGATTGGTAGCATCGTTAAAAGCAAATATTGATTGCATCCAAGAATGAAAATATTTAATTACTGAGCCATCATTATCACTATAAAATGTTAATGGTATGTCTTGAAATATTGTTCCTGTAGGTCTTTTTTCAATATTACCATATCCGGACATTTTAATTTCATCTGACTGATATGCTATACCAGGAAGAGCTGCACTTTCACAAAGAAACGTTAATTTGCTTCCTCCATTAGTTGTATCTGGAGGACCTCTGTCTGTAGGATTTGCGCTTGGTCTGAAAATTTCGACCATGAATTTAGAAGCTTTAGTTAAACCCCCTACGGAATTTATAGCAGAAAGCATCTCATTAATTTTAAACGCCATTTATAATATCTTTCGATTCTTTGTAAACGTAATTCTTTGATTTTTTAGCAAATCTTTCTAATGGTAAGAACATTGCAATGTCCCATTCATTAGCGGGTATTTGTAAAAATCTACTTCTAACATGACTATGTAAATATCTCTTTACACAGGGTTTAAAATATTTATATCTAGAAGCAGAATTTAATAATGCGTATGACGCTCTTATCTTGGTTGTTTCATTATATTTACTGTTATTTAATAAATCATATAGATTATCCAACAATCTTGCTCTGTATACATGAGGAAGATAATGCAAATTCATAGCAAGAAAACTATCGCCCTGATCTTCAAAAGGAAATATAAGAGGAAATCTGTCGTAATAGGGTAATTCTTCTTTGTATTTTGGATCGTATTGAAACAAATACATAAATCCTGGACGAACATAATTTTTAGCATAATCTGGATTTTTACCTACTAATGATTCCACTCTTACAGATCTAATTTCACGGGCTTTATCTCTGAACCAATCTCGAACATCTGGTGATCCTGGTTTGAGTTTACCCAGATTGGCTTCCCCCTGCTCAAGTATTTTTGTAAATATTGCCATTTACTTTTTGTCCAATCCCAGATCTTTTTCTGTTAGTATTTTAAATTGCCAATTTCTATCATTGCAAAATTTTTCTGCAGCTTTCCATTTAGCACTATTAACACCGTATGTTTTAACTTCGTTAATGTATCTGCGAGTTATTTTATCTTGTTTTACTGGTTCTTTACATTGAACATATGGTTTAATTTCGACTATCATATTATTTATCGAACCATCTTTAGCATGTGTTTTTATCCAAAAATCGGGAAAATATCTGTGAAGTTTGTTGTCCATGGGACTTACATATGTTATTATTATTTCTTCAGATGACCACTGAATTACACCAGGATGAGAATCCAAATGTCTCATAAACCTTAATTCCCACAAACTTCTGTAAATAATATTTGTGGGATTTCCTTTATATTTTTCAGGAAATTTGGGTTTGAATTTGCCTTTATATGCCATGTTGGATTGCCATTATAAATATAAAAGTATTTATAGGAGTCATAATACACATGGTAGATACCTTTACTTTTCCTTTAGAAGTTCCAGAATTCTATACAAGAATGTCAATGAGAAAATATGAAAGACCCACACCGGGTTCTGCATCGTCTCCTACTATGAAAACATATATTAGACTACCTATTCCCAATTCTTTAACAGACTCATTTAATATGACTGTTAGCGGCAATAACATGGATCTTTTAGGAGATTTGTCAAATGCTCCTGCTCAAGTAATGGCAGCGGGTTCGTCTATGATAGAAGATTTTTCCAAAGCAAAAGAAAGTTCCGGTGCTTCATTATTAAAAATGGTTGGTGAAGTTGCAGCTTATACACCCGGCATATCCGATTCCAATCTTGGAAAGTATTCTCAATCACAACTTGGTATTGTTCGCAATCCCCATTTGACAACTATTTTTGAAGGTGTTGCATTAAAAACATACGGATTTTCCTGGAAACTTTCTCCTAAATCTGCCAAAGAAGCTCAGACACTAAACAGAATGATAGATTACATCAAAGCATATATGCACCCGGAAATAATCGGTGAAGGATTTGCTCTGGATTATCCATATCTTGCTACTGTAGATTTTGTTGTTGGATCTAATAGCAATCCCAATCTACCCAATGTAAGAGATTCTTTTATTACGGGATTATCCATTAATAGCATGGGTGGAGGCACTGCAGCATTTTATAGAGACGGTAATCCTGTTATTACTGAATTATCAATGACGTTTCAAGAAATTGATATTCAAACAAGAGCCAATTTTGCTGCTGGTGCAAGTAGTGAATCGAGGAATCTTAATCCTCCTCGAGGATATAATTCTCCTAATAATCAATAATAATCAGAGAGTTTAAATGTCATTAGTTAATTACTATCCTTATGTAACATATAATAATTCAAAAGCAGTTAATCTTTTAGTAGAAGCTGAGGTAATAAAATCATATCTACAAGACTATAATAAATTTTATACGCATGTTGTAAAAAATGGTGAACGTCCTGATACTCTTGCTTACGATATTTACAATGATTCTTCTTTAGATTGGATAATACTTCTTGTTAATGGTATTGTGGATCCATATAAAGATTGGGTTATGGATGAGAAACAATTCATTTCATATTTACAAAAAAAATATAATACAGCAGTTGAAAAACTAACCACAACAACAATTACAAGTTCTATTGTTTATTATTATTACAAAGGTCTTGTTTCAGATAGTGCAGAAACTATTGCGGCATTTAATTACACTATGACACCAGTGACATATTCTAAATTGGGCAATCCGGCGGGTTGGGTTGCAAAAAGTGTTTGGGATTATGAAAATGAATTAAATGAATCTAAAAGAGAAATTAAAATAATGAGAAATGAATTTATTTCAAATTTTAAACAACAAGTAAAAGACATATTTAATAATGGCTAATTTAAATCCGTTAGGTATTAAAATATCTAAAATAGAAATACAAAAATTTAATGGTTCTGATAAAATGAGAATTGATCCTCAATTTATGGAACTGACCATATATCAATCTATGTTTGAACCTTCTATTAAAGGTGAAATGTTCATTAATGATCAGATTGGCATGTTTGTTAATTATCCATTTACAGGTGAAGAGCTGATAATAGTGACATATGATCAGGTTAATACTGGCGGTAGCGCATCCTTTAATAATGCGCCATTGAGTACCGAATTAAAATTTATTATTAAAGGCGTTAGAGATATTGTTCTTGGAGATAGAGCAAGATCTTTGATGTATATTGTTGATCTCGCCAGCCCACAATATCTTCAAAATATGAGAAAATATGTATCTCATGCTTACAATGATCTGGTTGAAGATATGGCTGAAAAAATATATGATGAATATATTGCAGAAGATACTACAAAAAAATATAACATACCAAGAAAACCTTTTGTAAAAGAAGAATCAGTTAAAGTGCGTTCTATGGTTGTGCCTAACATCAGACCATTCCATGCTATTAGTTGGTTGGCAAAACATGCTGTGGCTAAAGAAAACGATAAACATTTTCTTTATTTGTTCTATGAAGATTTAAAACAATACAATTTTGTTACAATACAAAAAATAATAGAAGATGCTATTAAAATTAAAGATCAATTAAGACAGAAAAAATACAAATATATTTCTGACATTGAAAGTTTGAGTGGATCTTCTACGGGTAGCGGTGATCCCAATCAAAATTTAAGAGTAATTACTAATATTGTTAATAACAAAAGATTTTCTTCCATGGAAAAAATATCCGGCGGTTATTATCAAAACGAATTATTTGAAATCAATATGTTACAAAAAGCATATGCAAGCACCCCTACCGAATTGCTTGATTCGGGAAAATACGATCCTGACATACCAACATTAGAAAAATATACTTTAAATACACCAGAATATATCAAATATGTAAAGAATGAAAAAATAGAAAAAGAATATTCAAATAGAATAAGATATATCATTAACAATTTTCCAGATGCTGATGGTCAAGGCATGGATCAGCCAACATATAGAAGAAAATTTGGAAATGTGACTAAATATATGCATGCATTAAATCAAATTGATCTAACTATTACAGTACCGGCCAATATGGATTTGAAAGCAGGACAAGTAATATATTGTGATATACCAGAACAACACGGTTTTAATAATGTCATAGCAGATATATACATTTCAGGATTGTTTATTATATCAGAAATAAAACAAGTTCTTGCTCAGGGTGGTTTGGCTGCTACAACATTGCGAATTTATAAAGATGGATATCTCAGTCAGCTGTTGGAAACTTCAGAGTATAACACTGCTAGCTCTAATCCTAGAGTATCTCCCGGCGGTAGAATTGTAGGAACCGTTTAATGTTTGATGATTTTTATGGCGACAAATTCAGATGGTTTACTGGTGTTGTAAAAGACGTTGGTAGCGATAGACGCGTAAGAGTTAGAATATTTGGTATTCATCATACAGAAGACACCACCAAGGTTTCTGACGGAGATCTTCCGTGGGCAATGGTTATGTTTCCCACAACAGGTGGACAAACGTCCGGAGGCAATGCCAATCACGGTTTAGTAAATGGCACATGGGTGGTGGGATTTTTTGCTGACAACGAAGATTCACAACAACCCATCATTCTGGGTGTTATTAATGGCGGACAGGGTTCAGTAAATAGTTCTCCTGGAGGACAAACGCCCGCAACAAACAATTCTAATAGCACAACTCCTCCGGCAGATTCTGGTGGTACTCCTACAGATACTACACAAGCTCCTTCCACAACACAATTAACTGGTTCTGGCAATCCTCAAAAAATGTACAATTATTTTTGGGAAAAAATCAAAGCCAGCGGAGCAGTTGGCGAAGGTGCGTCTTTGAAAGCTATATGCGCTGCTATAGTGGGTAATGCTCAAGGAGAATCTGGTCCCAGTATAGACCCCAATGCTTCTAATGGAAATACTATTGGTATTGCCCAATGGTTGGGAGATAGAAAAAAGAAATTGGGAAATTATTGCGGTATGACCACAGTACCTTGCAAAGGAAGCGCTCCCCCATTAGAAAAACAATTAGATTTTCTTTGGTGGGAACTTACTCAAGGAGATGAAAAAGCTCATTTTAAAAAATTGCTAACATCTCAAAATATAGAAGACGCCACAGCCAATGCTATAATGTATGAGCGAGATGAGTCATGTTTAAAATATAAAACATATCCCGATAGAACACATCCAGTATATCAGAATAAATTAAAATTTGCTATGAAAGCACTTTCAACACTTTCGTATACTGGAGGTGTTTCATGAAAAATGTATCTCCAGAAGCATTATCATATTGTAAAAATTTTTCTTTTTCTTTTTCTAAAACATTAAGAAATCAAGATGTAAATTTAAATGATTATGCGTCGTATACTTTTATTATAGATGTCGATGGTAGAATATATCAGGGTGCTTCTGCTAATGAAAATCAAGCAACAGTTATTCTTATTGGCGGTACTACAGAATTTATAAATGAAAAAGCTAAAACTATACATTCAGATTATTATATTACACAACAACAAAAAGTTACTTTATATAAAGCAATAAAGTTACTTTCTACATTTACTCACTCTGCACAAATACAGAGTGATAATGATCAGCTACAGCGTTCTATTTCAGCTTTATATTTAAATTTTTGCGGATAACATATGTCTTACGGTCCAGATTCATTTTCAGCAGATCCTTCATACGATAAAAAAATTACCAATAGAGAAGGTGATGGTATTAGCAGATCAACTGCTCCGCAAAATATTGTTGCGGGCAATCCAGCACCTTATTATGAAGTATCCGTAAAAGATAAACCAAGTGCAGGTAGTGATCAGGTTATTACACATACCGGACCTGGTGCAGGTGTGTCTTCTGGTGTTGGAGATCCCAGCGACATGCAGGGATTTGTTTCTGCTACAGGAAACAAAATATTAATTGATAACAATTTTGGATCTGATACTATTACATTACAACATCATTCTGGTGCTACTATTCTGATAGATGCTGATGGATCAATTCATATGATATCGTCAGGTAAAAAAGGTGTTGGTATGATAGCACCCAAAGGAGATGCTACAACATACGCAAGAAATCATCTTATTCTCAAAGGCGATGGTAGAATAACTGTAGAGACAGATGGCGATTTAGATTTTAATGTTGGCGGTAATCTTGGATTTCACGTAGGCGGTGATATGATTACTTCTGTTCGTGGTTCTGCAGAAGAATCAATTGAAGGAAGTAAAGTATTTGAAGTAGCTAAAGATATGAGCACCATGATTGCTGGCGATAACAGAATAACATCTGCTGGTAAAACACAAATACAGGCATCGCAAAGCATTAGTATAGACGCTGGTAAAGATATTACAGTAAGAACTGATGCTAATTTTGAATTAGATGCTCAAGGAACCATTACTAATATTTGTAAAGCAGCAATGAAGTTGAGCACACAAAATTCTTATTCGTTACTTGCCACAGGATCTGTTAGCGTAGGAACAAAAGATACATTTACTGCAATAGCAACTGGAAATATGAGTTTAGAAACCAAAGCAGCGCTTACAACCAAATCAACAGGAACAACAAAAATATCAGCAACAGGTGCAGCTTCCATGCACTCTGGAGCAACTGTGGATGTTCTTGGTAGTGGCAAGATTCAAATTAAAGGTTCTGCAACTGATGTTCAGGTTGGGGGCAGTGCCAGTCCTGATTCTGCAGGAACTCCAGTTGATGCTCTTGATGCTCCTTTAGCTCAATATCCTCCAGCAGATACAATTATTGATAATATTACCACAATGCGAATTGCTCCTGATTTTCCTAAAAATGCAAAGAAAATGTCCAAAGAAGAATTTTCTCTTTATAAAAATGAAGGTGGCACTCCCAATCCCAAAGCCGAAGGAGCGGCATCTCCCAATTCAGGAGCAGGTGTTGTTCCTGAAATTAAAGACATGGGATTGACTGCAGATCCAATGGCTGAAGGTGATTATGACAGACCAGCTGGTGCGGTTACAGGTACAGGTACAGCAGAGAAAAATCCAATGCCTATGCCT